GACCCCATGGAAATCTACACCGACCGCGACAAGTGGTGGCCCCACAGCGTTCAGAAGGAGACCCGAGATGCCTAATACCATCAGCGTTCCAACCTCCGAAGGAGACGCCGTCGCCACCCGCGTGGGTCGCGACGCCTCCACCGGCCAGTTCGAATGGCAGGTCGGCTACCCTTGGTCCGACGGCCGCTTCTACGGCAACTCCTCGCAGGTCCGTGCGGACATGCGCCGGGTGATCGCAGCGCATGAGGCGGAGAAGAAGCCCGCCAAGCGCAGCCACAAGCGCAAGCCGACGCCCGCCTGATGGCCCACAATGTCTTCCTAGGGATCGACTACGACGACGCCTACAAGGCCGTTGTGGTCTCCGACCCGAGCAACGTCGAATACCGATTCGAAACGGGCGACCCGTCGGCTGACTGGGCCGCCGCGAAGGTGAAGGCGCGCGAACTGACCCAAGAGTTCGGCTGCATCTGCATGACCCTGTCCAGTCTGGATGGGTTCGTGTTCGACGTGCCGGGCTGGAAGTTCAACGACGCCGATGACATCGTCCGCGATGAACGCGACTTCAATACCGACGGCACGCTGAAGACACCGGCGGACCTGGAGCAGGACGACGAGGCCGCAGCGCGGCTGGAGCCGGCGGAAGACCGTATGCCCGAGATCATGGGCTTCCTGGAAGCGGTGAGAGCGGCGAGCGTCGCGGTGACCAACACCGAGTGCGGCGCCGTGCTCACCGATGTCGTGGCGCGGCTGAAGCAGGCGAACTCCGCCATCGCGGTCGATACAGCGGCGCAGATTGTGCAGTCTCTCGTCGACAGCCTCAGCGCCCGAGATGACCAGATGGCGAGCTTGATCAACGCCCTCCACCGCATCTCCGAGGCGAACCCCCGCAACACCAATTCCGAGACCGCCGATCGCATGGCGTCCTGGACCCAGGCCGTGGCGCAGACCGCTTTGGCCGACCTCCCTCAAGCTGCAAAGGAGCCCACCCATGGCTGAAGCGCGTTCCCAGGAAGCCATCGACGCCGTGAACCTCTTTTTCGACGCAGGGGTCACTAAGATCGGGACCGCGTACCCGAACATGTCGGATCAAACATTCGTCATCCTCCTCGCGAGTTACATGCAGGCCTGCGCGACGATGGCGTTGACGGTGGCCCAGGACAGGACCGCCAAGGGGCTCAACGGCGTCGAGGAAGCCATCGACCGGCGCAACGGCTAATGTCGACGGACGAATTCCTCGCGTGGCTGAAGAACGAGGAGAACGGCTACCTGCTGGTCGCGGCGATGCCCGACGAGTTGTGGTGCGGCGTGAAGCGGCTGCTCTTCCACTACACCCTCCACATCGGGGTGATCGGGGACACGCAGGGGTACGACGACCGGTACTGCTACGCCACCCTGGAGGGGGCGACGAAGGGGATGCTGGAATGGGAGACGCGGAACTTCCAGGGCGAACCTACGGGCTGGCGCAAGCACCCCGCGAGCGAGCGCTGCCGCAATGACGCCGGTGATCCGGAGAGCGAAACGAAGGGGTGGTGAGATGGCTGAACTGATGGACGTCGTGCGGGTCAACTGGAGCGAGTCCGAGCGCGGATGGGGGCAGCGGCCGGACGGTACGACGCTGCATTTGGATCGCACCACCGCCCAGGCGTACATCGACGCGCACTGGGCGCGACACGAAGAGCGCCTCGGCAACAAGACGCCGGACGAGTACAGCTTCGCGCACGAAATCGAACGGCAGCGGGTGAGCCCCGCGCTGCACAAGCGGCTCGTCGACGCCGGCGGCTCGATGTGGTGGAGCCCGAACCATTGGCCGTCCGTGCTGGCGAGGGACTGATGTCGACACCGGCAGAGCTTGACGAAGATCACCCAGGCTGGCGGGAGTTCGTCTACCCGAACGGCGCCCCGATGTTCGCACCGGACGGGATGATGCTCGACGACAAGGGCGACAGGTCGATCTTCGACGACATTGACGATTGACTTGGGCTGCGGTTTCTTTACAAGGGTCTCGACGACGTAAAGGAGGCCCTGATGCTCTGCGATGATTATCTCGCTCACCAGCATAAGCAAGGTGAGATGTTCAGCGACCCTCAATTCCTGCGTGCTATGCAGGCGTACTACCCCGGCGCCATGGATACGTCTATGGCGGCTGGTTTGGGGGATCGCTGCGCCGCCCAGATTCGGCTTTTGGATGTTGCGCAGCGCTTCGTCCTGTCACCCCATGTCGTCGAGGCTGCCCACGACCTCGCGGAAAGCGCTAAGGCGGTCGAAAGTTCCCGCGACTACCTCTTCACGCCGGCAGCAGTTACGTGGCTGGAGTGGCCGGACGACAGTAAAATTTTGGGGCCGAGTAATCGCTTCGGCCTCCTGATGATCGGCAAGGGCGATGGGAATGTTAAATTCCACATAGGCGAAGCTTGGGCAGTTTTTGACGCTCAGAAAGATGACGGCTCTAGGATCATTGGGGCTATCCCGCTCGAATATGACTTCCCCGGTGAGGGTCCCATCATCCGTTACCCTCTTCTGGATATGAAGCTGGATATGAAAAACCCGGCTTTGGCACCCATGGGGATAGACGACAAGATGGCAGAGTCGGTCGAGGCCGTGGACTCCATGAAGTTGGGTGCGTTCATCACGGCCGCCATCGCGTTGATCAACACGCCGCGCATATCGCTGGTGAACCCGCATGACAACTCCAAGCTCAACAAGGCTCGCATGAAGCGAGGCACTCCCCCGCTCCTAAGCTGGAGCGAGGTGGTCATTCGACCGGACAGCGGGTGGACTTCTCAGAGCGAAGAACGCCGGCAGACCGGCGAGAAGAGGCGACACCACGTCCGCACCTTCCTCCGGTTGAAGAAGGGGAAGGTCGAGATGGTAGGAGCGCACTGGCGTGGAAACCGGGATAAGGGCTACGTCAAGCAACGCCATATCGTGCGGATGACCGACGAGGAGGCTGGATCGTGGAAGGGCGAGCCTTTGCCTGCTTCGGTTATCCTTCCGCCCGGCACCATCCTCGACGAAGACTGAGAGAAACAGATGTCCTACCAGATCATCCGCGCCGGCCGAGGCTACAACCCCGTCATTGCGGTCACCCCGCCCAACGCCGGCCCTGACACCGACGGCGCCCGCTTCTACGAGAAGAAGAGTTGGGGTCCCGGCGCCGGAGAGTTCCGCGAGACGAACGCGCGTAGCGCTCTGATGGCGTTCAGCGGGCACGCCGACGGTTGGGGTTGGGCTGATCTTCCCGACGAGACCTTCGCCAGCCTCGAAGATATCGAAGACTGGATCAAGAAGGCGCTCGCCTGATGCTTCCCCCTATCGAGACTCCCCTGGATGCAGTGGCGGCAGTCTTGTGCGCGATCTCTGTTGCGTGGATCGCCATCATGCTCCTGCGGTTCATCTACGGCGTCTTCGTTCCGGTCCCAGCCTGGATGGTGGAGGTGCCTGAAGAATGGCGCTGATCAAAGCACAATGCACCCTGGAGGGTGACGACACGATCAAGGTCGAGCGGATCAACCACGCGATCCGCTTCCGGACCACCAGCCTGTGGACGATCGACATCACCGTCTCACCTGAGGTGGCGCTGGCGGTGAGGGATCAACTGCTGAAGCTGTACCCGGTCGAGCCGACGGTTCACGTCCTCACGCCGGCCGGCAAGAAGCCCAGACGGGATCGCAAGACCCGTGAGGAGAAGGCGCAAGGCGCCGCGCTCCGACCGCTGCCGCAGAAGGTGTTGAATTACATCTCGCGGGAGGGCGGCTGGCATTCCGTTCAGGCGATAGCCGAAGCGCTGAAGGAGCAGGAGAACAAAGTCCGCACCGCCATGTTCCTGCTGAACAACGCCCGCAAAGTGAACCAGAGTCGCAGCGACGTTAAAAGCAGCAACGGCCAACGCATCGTCGTGTGGTCGGCGCTGAGAGAGGAATCCTAATGCGCCCCACCGGCCCTATGTACGACCTCCCGACACCGAAGTTCGCGATCGGCGATAAGCTGGACCGCGCGACCTTGATGAACGGTCACTATGCCTTCGAAAAGGGATGGTATCGTCGAGCGATCTTGCGAGACAAGGTGCGCTACTACCGCGACTGGAAGGTCGACAACGACCCTGGCGGAAAGATTTGTCCAGGCCACAAGGCGGCGATCCGAGGCGTGATGCGGCTCGTCGATACCGCCTATGAGGTCGAGGTGTCCGGCATCTTGATGCGGTCGTCGCAGAACGAGGACATGATCGCGAACCAATGCTACGTCGGCGCCGGCGGCAGCGGGTGGAGCGGCTCCACCCCCTACGCGACGCTGCTGTTCCGTGGCGAAGAGCCTCGCGCGGACTTGCCGGACGTGACGAACGAGGTCGCGATCAACATCACCACCGTGCAGTGGTCGGAGAGCAGTATCCTCGAAGCACGCCGTGTCTATGAGGCGCGTTTGCATGAATTTTCAATGGATAAGTGGGCTTAAGATGTTGAATAATTTTGACAAATTCGCAGTAGGGCTCGTGCTCGCGCTGGTCGCTGAGGTGCTGATCCTGGTGAGGGTCGGTTTTTACATGCGCCGCTCCGAATCGCCCGTCACGAAGGTGGAGGGGAAGACGTTGCAGCAAATCGCTGTCACGCCGGAACACTGCAAGGTTTATTCGGTGGAGGATCGCGGCAACCGCATCTACGTCCTCGGCGGGAGCAACTGCCGCGCGATCACGGTGGTGCGCTGATCCATGCTGACCGAAGGTGAGGCCGGCGGCAGCCGGTCACGAGGAGGCCGCAGGCCTACGAGTGATAGGTGAAGAAGTTTCTTGACAGAGTTCGGGTGGATCGCTAAATCTACCTCCTTAGTTAGGCCTAGGGTAGGAGTTGATCGCCCGAGAGCATGGCCCAAAATGTGGGACTAAAGATGGGCGGCCGAAATGCCGCAGCAGGGGGGTTGAACCCACACTCACACGCCGGCATTGGGATCGCCCCGCGCGAGCGTTCCCGTCGGAGAGGGAGTTTCCCCTACCAATTCGAAGGCCCGCCGGTTACGCCGGCGGGCCTTTTGCTGCCTAGGAGAATCTCTTGAAAGCCTATCGAGCGAAGTTCACCCTGCCCGACGGTGGCGTTTCATATTCCGAACTTTGGGCAGAGTCGGACTCCGCCGCTCAACGGATCGCGGCAGACCGAGGGATGCACCAAGGTGTCAAGCGTGCGCGCCAGGGGACGGGAAAGGAATTCCGCCCCAGCCGCCTCGCTAAGCTGCCGGGTGGTTGGGCGCGCTACGACGTGCTGCACTCCCTTTGCTATCTCTCTTTTCTCGCCGGCCGCCACGGCGTGACCGACGTAACCGGGGTGGTGGGCGACGACAGTCCGCTGCACGAACTCGCGCACTACCTGGGCGCCGGGCCGAACATTCGGGGCGGTAAGATGTTGGAGCATCTGGAGTCCCGTGTGGCTTGGCTCGAAGGCGTGATCCCCGGTATGCCTCCCGAGGACTGCGTGCTTGTGTTGCCAGACGCTTGACAGGCGCGGTGGTTTCTTTACAAGGAGCCTGGACGACGTAACGATAGGCTCCCGAATGTACCTGCCCATCTCCAGAGCAGAGGAAAGCACAATGAAGAAGCACGACTCGATCAGGGATCAATCGACACCGGTCTACCAGGGCAAGAATCTGGTCGGGCGCAATTTCTCCGACGGTGCCTCCCTTCATATCGCGCGGTTTGGCGAGTTCGCGTTCGCCTACACCCTGATCAGTGCGGACAAGAACGTCTCCACGAAAGGCGGCTTCAAGACGGCCGCCGCCGCGTCCAGGGTCGGGTGCGGTGTGTGGAAAAAGATGAAGTCAGCGACGGAAGGATAACCCTCTCGCAAGGCGCTTGACTTCAGTCCGAGTTTCTTTACAAGACAAGTGGACGACGCCAGAAGGAGAACACCTTGAGACCGATCATCGCTCTGCCTCCCTACTACCGCTTCGAGATCAGCGCCGAACGCTTTCGTTTCAGTGTCGCCTCCGATGCCCTAGTGGCGGCGCTGGCGCACGAGACCGGCACGGACAAGCTGTTCGACTACGATGTCGGGTACAGCGAAGGGGATACCTCCGGCTGGGCCGTCGAGGTCTACCGCGCCGGCCGGCGCTCCGAGCACCTGGGCAACCTGCGCCCGGTCGGAGGCGTGGCTGAGCCCACTCCGAACTGCACCGGAGCCTGCACGCTGAGCTACGGCGAAGGCACCAAGGAAGACCCCGACCGCTGTGTCGTCTGCGACGCCCTGTTCCTGCGTGATCAGATCGTCCCGATCGGCTACGCCTGATGGACGTCCAGATCAAATCCAGCCTAGGGGTCAAGGACAGAATAACATTCTGTCCGCTTTCTGACGACGTCACTTACCTCAAAGTGACACCAGACGGCGCGACGCGCGCGACGGTGTTGCTCTACATGAGCACGACCCAGGCAAAAGAACTGCGCGCTCAGTTGCTGCGCTACTTCCCTGTGGATGCCGACGCTTTGGAGCGTGCGTCATGAGGCTCTACGTCTGGAGAGGCGGCCAAGTCCTGAAGAACTACGCCTCCGGCATGGTGGTGGTCGCGGCGCCTTCGATGGGTGAAGCCTGGGCCAAGCTTCGCGCCGAGAACCTGCCGGCGTGGTTCAAGCTCGCCTATGGCAACCATCACGGCTGGCTCGACACCGAGCAAGAAGTCGAACTGGTGATGGCGGACGAAGATTTCGAGACCGAGGCCGGCTTCCCGCTTCGGCCGGAAGTCTTCGAGATCGACCAGCTTCCCGTGCTGGTGATGAACGGAGGCGAATGATGCTCGCTGACCAGTACGTCGCACAGCTAACGTCGCAGCATTTGGCATCGTCCACACCAGAGTTTCGAAAGAATCTTCGAGAACGCCTTCCTCATTTGACAGAGGAAACAATCGAAATGCTGAAGGCGAGTGGAGTCCTACTTTGGGACCTCATGTCCAAAGCTCAACGATTCGTCCTATCACCTCACGTCGTATCAGCGGCTTTAGACCTGTCCGAGAGTCCTAAAGCTATAGAAAATTCAAGAGACTATTTGTTTTTACCTGCACGTTACACTTGGATAGAATGGACAGACAACTCCCACTTGTTAGGTAACAGTAATAGGTTCGGTGTACTGCTGGATAGCACTGTGGTTAGTGATAAATCGCAGTTTCACGTAGGAGTTGGAACTATAATTTTTGATGAACCTAGAGATAATTCTGGGTACATTCTAGGAAGTATGCCTTTCATGTTCGACTTTCCTGGAGACGGCCCTATCATCAATTATCCAATGAACGGTCCAGAGGGTAATTTCATTACCGAAAGATTCGGTAATCTACAGAGTGACAAACTTGAAGATGTAGATGCTCAGCGGTTAGGCGCGTTCATCGCTGCCGCACTCGCGCTGATTAACACACCGCGTATTTCCCAGATCATCCCGCATGATCTTTCCAGGCTTAACGCCTCGCGAATCAAGAGTGGTAAGCCACCGCTGATGTCGTGGTCCGATGTCAATATTCGCCCTGATTGTGGGTGGGAGCCGAACCGCACCCACCAACAGGGAAAGACCGGAGAGAAGCGCCGGCATCACGTCCGCACCTTCCTTCGAATGAAGAGGGGGATGGTTGAGATGGTCGGGGCGCACTGGAGAGGCAACCGTGCGAAAGGCTACGTTCAACATCGTCACATCGTGAGCATGGAGGGCGAAGAAGCTGGTATCTGGAAAGGTGAGCCGCTGCCGGGCGACGAGATCATGGAGCCCGGTTACGTCGCTGTGGGTGATGATGAAACCTAGGCGAATAGGGCTTGACCTTTCGCCGAGTTTCTTTACAACACCGTCGACGACGTAACACGGAGGGACCTCCATGGAAGACCTGAGCCATCTGGTACTGCTGTTCAAGGTCGGCGAGATGCCGATCTCCGCGCCCTGGTACACCATCTTCGCGATCATCATCGCGCTGGTGTTCATCGTCCAGCGGGACGAGCAGACGATCAACGTCACCTGCGTCACGGAACGTGGCGAAGACGAGGAGGAAGCCTAGATGGCCGCCTCCATGACCACGGCCGAGATCATGGCGCTCGTGCCGCCCAAGACGCACAAGATTCTGATGACGTTCAAGGCCCGCAACGGCAAGCGGATCGTCGTCGAGAATCAGATCACCTACAACGAGGCGATCAACACGGTCGAGCGCGCCGCGCTGATCTCCCGCCTCCAGGCCGCCGAGAGCCGGCCGATGGTGAACTGGGAGATCAAGGAACTCACCAAGCCGTTCGAACTCGGCAAGACCTACAAGACGCTGGGCGGCAAGGATGTCACCATCGTGGCGATCAAGGGCGTGCCGGGCTACGAAACCGTCGAGGGTGACGACCTCAGCCCGAACGTGCCGGCCGACGAACGCCCGCATGGCATCCACCGCTACAACCGCGCCAGCGATCGTGGGCGGGTCACCGGCTCGGCGTTCGACATGTCGGACCCGTACAACCTGATCCCGGAGCCGGCCTGATGTTCAAGCGCACAGACCTATTCCGCATCCGTGACGTGCTGGTAGAGGTGTTCCACACCGCCACCGACGACACCACGAGACGCGCTGCGTTCGACCGCGTGCTGAAGATCAACGAGCGTCTGCTGCGTGCCGGCCGGCGCCGGCTGATGCAACCTGGGTGGGCTGCGTAGTGGAGGGGTATATCGCTCGCCTTCAGATACTGGAGGCAGGCGCGAAGGCTGGGCGCCAGAAGGTGTTCCGCCAAGAGATCATCCGCCACAACCTGCGCTATCTGGGCTTCCTTGGACTGATTCTCGGGTTCTCCTTCTCGCTTGGCGGGTGTGATCCCACGCTGGGCGGCATCGTGTTTGCTACGATCTGCACGTTCCTGAGCGGAGGTCTGGCGATCTTCAATCTCTTGGGCGTCGGCGCCTGTCGGGTCGCGCAGGCGAGCGAGGACGACACCCTTGCGCGAGGGTTTAGCCTGGAGAACGACTCCTACTATCACGCGTGGACACGCCGAGCGCGCCTCTGTTCCTGGCTGTCGAACTGCTACCTAGCCTATGCAGTGTCGTCCGTGCTCTTCCTGATCTACCTCCTGACGAAATAGCGATTGACACGTCCAGGAGTTTCTTTACAACGCTCCTGGACGACGACAGAAGGAGGACGACGCAATGCCGCAGACCCACCACCTCATGATCGGTGACCAATCCTGGTGCTCCTGGACCGGCTGCGTGGCCGGCATGGACATCATGAAGAAGACCGGTCACATCACCTGCGACCAGCCGAGTGGCGCCGCTGCGAAGCGTGCTGCCCAGGCGCTGCGTCCGCACTTCAAGCGTGGCGCCGTCAAGGTGGTCGCCGGCGCGTGTGATCACGCCTGATGAACTCGTTCTGGATCACCACCCCTGAAAAGGGCCTTGTCGACGTCGTCGAGACGCTGAAGGAGTTCCCCAACTTCAGCAACGTCGATGACGCCGCCCGCGAAGCCGCCCACTTCGGCGACTCCGTGAAGATCGGCTGCGACGGCGAATACTTCTGGGTCGACGTCATGGCGAAGCGCGATGGTAAGCTCTACGGTCGCGTCAACAATGACCTGGAGATGACCTCCTCCCACGGCCTGCGCTACGACGATACCGTCGTGTTCGAGCCCCGCCACATCCGGGAGATCGCGGCGTACCTGCCGCAGGACACCAACAAGGAGAAACGCGCTTGAGCATGAAGCAAGAAATACTCGCCGCCGTCGCGCGGAACCTGCAAGAATTCGGCTACCCGGACGCGACGAAGGACAACGTCGCGACCACGAAGCTGTTCGCGATGTTCGGGACCAGCCAAGTCGAGGAGTTCGCTGAGAAGCACCGCGACAACGCCGAGGTCCAGAAGGTCTGCCAGGAGATCGTCGACGAGATGGGGGAGGCGATTACCAATGGCTGAGCACCTGGACCCGAAGCTGGTCGAACTTAAGGACGCCGTGGCGTTCTTCGACCGAGTCGCCGGCGCTTCCGATGACGAGAAGATCGCCGTTGGGCACGACCACTGGGACCGCCTGGAGGCCGCCGCGCGCGCCATGGCGAGTGAGCCGACGATGGTGCAGTTGAGTGTGCCTCTGGTGGCTCCAGAGCCGGGCGCCGAGAACCCCGAGGATCACCGCGTGATGACGGTCTACGAGACTGGTATGATCGCCAACTCGGACCGGATGACGCGCCGCGAAGCCTACGACCTCAGCGTCACGAAGCGGCGTGATCCACGTGTGATCATCTGCCAGATCATCCGCATCAAGTCACGAGGTGGCGCGGGCGACGCGGTCTGGGAAGTGGCGAGGTATCGCTGATGACTATGCCTGTCCTCCTCTCCGTGTCGGTGTTCAATGAAGGCGCCGACTGCGCCTGTCTGCTGGCGATCCCGGACGCACCGCTGGCGTTTCCGATCCCAGCCGTAGGGACGGAATTGACCCTGGTGCATGACGATCCCACGGAAGATTGGATCGTCACGAAGATCGACCACCGCTGGGACCACAAAGGCATCAAAGATACCTACATGGTGGTGAACGTCGCGATCACCGTCCGCCTCGTGAAGCGGAAGAAGTGATGCGTGTCGAACACCCGAAAGTCGGCGGCAAGCTGCGGCCGATCTTCCCCTCCTTCATCCGCGTCGACAAGATCGACCACAAGCAGACCCGGATGGAACTGCTGAAGAAGGCCGCGCGGATCGCGGACGAGTTCAACACCGGCCTCCAGATCAATCACCAGGGCGGCGCCGGCCACAACAACCCTGACATCCAGTGGCTGCTCAAGCGGGGCTACATCCACATCAAGCGGCTCGCCTATGGTTCTGTCTGGGCCTGGGACCTGAGCCACCCAGCGGCGCTGCGGCGGACGCGGGCGTTCGCCACCGAGAAGGGGCGTGAAGCTATCAAGAGGGGGAAGTTCTGATGCTACCTACGAAAGCCGACATCGAGCAGTATCGTGGCACGAGCGTCGAGGGGCACTTCGACGACATGGGGGGCCAGCACCAGTTCGTGATAGGAGACGCCGTCTATAGAGCGGACTCCGGCGTGGTGGAGCAGGGCCACGTGATGCGGATCGAGCGCGTCAACCTCGACAGTCAGGGTCGCAAGATAGGCCCCGCACCGGACGGAAAGTACATCGAGACGACCGCCAGATTCGGCTACTCCTCCTACGATAGCCAAACGTACTGCTGGCGGTTCTTCCCTCGCCTGGAGACGGCGATGGATAAGCTGGCGGAGCAGCAGTTGTCGCGGATTCAAGAGCTTGAGCGCGACATCGCTAAGGCGCGGGCGTTGATCGAGCAGGCCAAGGCGGGTTCGGCGCCGATCAGGCGCTACGACAGGAATGGCCGCATAATCCCGGCTGATAAACAATCTGGTTGACAGCCGTCTGGGTTTCTTTACAAGTCTAGGAGACGACGCAAGGAGGCCCTGATGAAGACCTACATCGTGAACGTGACCCCGAAGAACCCCTCGTGGAACGACAAAGAGGGGATCGACTACGAGATCACCGCGCCGACAAAGCGCGAAGCGATGCAGCAGGGCCGCAAGCGTGCGACGCAGATCGAAGGCATCTGGGACCGCCATGACGGCGCCCTGATCGTGACGGCGAAGGAGGCTGAGTAGATGACGGACCCATATCGCGCGGGCTACGAAGCCTTCAAGAACGGCGAGCCGTTGAGCAATTCGCCGCGACTGGCGGACCTTGAGATCGGCCGCCAGTGGCGGGCCGGCTGGCTGCACGCCAAGGCAGGTGGTGTGCTTTGAGCACGCCCGAGTACGCCATCATGAAGAAGTTTCCAGGGATCGGCGATCGCTTCCTGGACTCGCCGGAACGTCCCTACCGCTGGGTGAAGGACGTCAAGGACGCCTACCGGTTCGCGAGCGGGTCTGACCTCGCCGACGAGATCGAAGGCTCGGAAATCATAGAAGTGGAGGGTTGGTGATGTTCAATATCTACATGTTCCCCACCAGCGACGTCGCGGTGGAGCCGGCCGAGACGCCGGCCTTCCTGATCCGGATGGCGGCTGAAGAAGACGCGCTCTCCAAGCTGACCTTCATCGACGGCGGCAAGCTGTTCGACAAGCCTGAGGGCGGCGAATGATCAAGGCCTACATCAGCCTGTTCGAGCGTGTGGCGCTGGGTCAAGCGACGTTCCGCGAGACCCTAGCCTGGGCCGTGCTGGGAACCTGCACGCTGCTCGCGGTCACCGTCCTGGCGAGCCTCTCGGCCTCCGCCCTGGCCTACGTCAGGGACCTGCTGTGAGCAACCGGCTCAGCGAGTGGTGGCACGGCGGCGACAGCCACGCGTGGCCCAATGGCGTGATCGTCAGCATCGTGCTGTCGCCGGTGATGCTGGCGATGTGGATCGTTGAACGTCTCAGCGGAGCGGAATCGTGAGCGATCGCATGAAGGTGGTGCTGAAGCGGTCGTTCGACTGGAACGGCAAGGTCGGGCCGCAGGACATCCGCAACGCGGTCGAGTATGCCTGCGCGCCCGACACCGCCGAAGATAGCTCCGTTGTTGGGGGGCGGGAAAGGGCGCGGAATACCAGCGACCTCGTCGCCCGTCTTGTCGATGTGCTGCACGAGAAGGGCGTCCTGGCTGACACCGACGTGCTCACCATTCTGGGTGGGATTTTCGAACCCGCCAACGATTGGCAGCCTCAAGAAGAGGAAGAGCCAGACGAACGGGAGGGTCACGGACGTGGCTGACGCGAAAGACATCAAGGCCGTTGCTGCGCGCCTCATGCAGGTGGACCCTGTTGCCGAGTCGATGCGCTTCGGCACCGCCGCGTGCGAGGTGCTGGCCTCCGGTCAATTCAGGCTCTTCTCCGGCGGCGAGGTCCAGACGCTCGCCTTCAGCAAGGCGCAACTGTCCCAGGCTCTGACGCTGGCTTACGAAGCCGGCCGGACCTCACAGGGCGCAGCCTGATGGCCGAGGAAACCTTTGGCGAACTCGTGGAGCGTCTTCGAGCCCACTACGGCAAGCATCCTAACTCCCTGCTCCGAGGGTCGGGTGGCTTCGTTGAGGTGACCCGCGAGGAAGCGTTGGAGGCTGTTGACTGTCTCGAAAGCCTCAGCGCGCTCGGTTACAAGATGAGTCCGCTTGAACGTCTCGGCGCCCGCCTGATCCTAGGCGACATCAAACCCACGCGATAGGAGGCCAAAATGGCTATGTCCGCCGCCGCCCTGGAGGGCATTAAAGCCAACGGCCCTCGCTGGAAGGCCGAGATCAACCTGCTGGGCCAGCCCAAGCGGCTCGCGAATCCTGACGCCCTGGTGGTGGGGGATTGCGAGGCGATCCGCGACTCCATCGTCCGAAGCGTTCGTCGCTTCCTGGAAGGGCCGGCGCGGACGAAGCTGGCCGAGGAAGACCTGATCGTGATCGGCATGGCGATCGACGACTTCGAGATGTGCGACGACGATCCGGACGAACTGAAGGCGGAACTCAACGCGCTCTACGACCGGTTCGACTACGCCCGCGTCTGCGTGGTGGGCTGAGGTGGTCGCCGCCTTCATCGCCATGGTCTGCGCCTTCATCGTCATGATGTTCCTGGCGGGCTGCGTGACGCTTGTCGCGGGCTTTATCGCCTACGTCTTTTTCGTGACCCACTGGCTGGTCAGGGTGCTCGCCAGCGCCCACCGCTACCCACTGGGGAACCCCGATGCCGGGTGACCGTGTCTGGCTGGATCGCGCCCGGCCGCAGAGTTTCTACGGCCCTGAGGACGCCTCTGCCATGGAAAACTGGGAAGAGACCCAGGCGCGGATCGAGCGCGATCAAGTCGAGTGGGATCGCCGCTATGCCGGCCTGTCCTGGTGGGGCAAACTGAGGTTGCTCTTCTCCTTGACAGGGATTGACACCTGACAGGGTTTATTTACAACACACATGACGACTGAGTGGAGGTGCGTATGGATATCGACGACTGCATGAGCGAAGAAGCCCTCCTGGCGGAAATCCACAGGATCGTGAACAACGTCGACCGCATCACCGCCGGCGGCACGCCGATCCTGGTGGAAGCCGTCGGCCGCATCGAGATCGGAACCTACGATCCGCTGCGGCTGGCGACGGGGAACCACGACGATCGCGTCGCCTACATCCAGTCCCTGGTCGACGCCGGGCTCTCGCCGGACACCGCCGAATTGCTGGCGGGCGGCGAGGTCTTCGACTTCAATCACCTGTCCGATGAAACCAGCACGCGAGGCGAAATCCTCGCCATCGAAGACAACGTCGTGTGGGTCGATTTTACGCGGTGACAATTTGCTGTTGACGTCTGTCAACACTTGCTCAATATGTCTCTGACAATTTGACGACTATCGAGGAGTACCCCAACATGGCTACCGCCGCCCTTCGCAAGACAACGCCCGCTCCGCCCGTGCTCTCGGTGCCCTCAATCGAGGACATCCAGGCCTGGATCGAACGAGGCGAGAACGAGCACTTCACCGTCGAGATGCTGATCTCGCCCGCCGTCGCGGAACTGCTGCTGACGTGCAACAAGGACAACCGTCCGGTCCGGCAGAAGGGTCCCTCGCGGACCGTCGACTCCTACTCGCTGGCGATGTCGCGCGGCGAATGGCAGATGAACGGTGAGAGCATCATCATCTCCAAGGAAGGCCTGCTGAACGACGGCCAACATCGCCTGATGGCGATCGTGCAAAGCGAATGCACCGTGCCGGTGCAGATCACCTTCGGCGTCGAGCGCACCAGCCGTGACACCGTCGACCAAGGCGCCGCCCGGACGCCGGGCGACGTGCTCAGCCTCGCCGGCGAGAAGAACCACAACGTCCTCGCCCATGCGCTTCAGATGATCTGGAGCTACGAGTCGAGCCCGACCTTCCACGCGCGGCCGTCGCCGGCGCAGCTTCAAGACACCCTGAAGCTTCACCCCGGCATCCGTGAAAACCTGATGGTCGGCGCGACCCTGGCGTCGAACTGGCGCCTCAGCAAGGGCGCTATCGCCGCCGCCTACTACCTGTGCCAGCGCTTCCGGCCGGTCGAGGCCGAGGCGTTCGCGAAGCTGGTGGTGGATGGCATCGGCATCGAGACCGAGGATCACCCGGCGCACCGTCTGCGCCGCCGCTTCCAGGAACACGCGGTGAAGCGGAACAAGCTGGACGCGATCGAACAGGCCGCGCTCTTCATCAAGGCGTTCAACTACTACCGCGCCGAGAAGAACATCAAGACCCTGCGCTGGCAGCGGTCCGGCGAAGGCGCCGACACCTTCCCCCGCGTGTCCACTTGAGTCTAGGTGACACCGCCTCCTGGCCCTGCCTGTACTTCGGGCTGGGGACCCAGGAGGCGTTCGCCAAGGCGGTCAGGCGGCTGAAGGAGACCCAGGTCTCGGCCGTGATCACGCCACTGCTGGACGGCGGTCTCGAACTCCGGTTCGAGACGGTCGCCGACAAGGACAAGATCGCGCCGCCGGACTTCGATCGGAGCAAGCCGCAGTTCCGGCTCTATGCCATCAAGGATGCGCCGGAAACCAACGGTTGGTTCGAGGTGCTGGCGGACAACCTGCCCGGACGTCGAGCGACCCGCGAAGAGGTGGCGCAGATCGACCACCGCATCAACACGGCGCCCTGGCGGGATGACTTCTGGTACGCCATCCACAAGCATGGGAAGGCGACGCTCTACGCGCCGCTGTCCGTCTGATGCTTATCGGGATCACCGACGAGATCAAGCGGCTGGAGTATGTCGCGTGGGAGTGCGAGCAGAACAACCCGCACAACCTGGACATCACCTATATGAAGCGGGCGGCGAAGGCGCTGCGGGCGTATCGTTCGCTGCATTCGGGGCTCCCGCCTCTGCCACCGTTCAAGCCGCCTATCTAAGCACCGATCAAATTATGTTGCAGCGCACCCAAAATGCTGCATCGCGGTGCAGGCTGTGGTATAAGGGTAGGCATGAAGACCTACATTGAAAACTCCACGCCGCTCTTCCTGGCAATCGTGCCCGCCCTCCTCATGCTCTACGCGTTCGCCAGGGCCTGAAATTCGAGGGCTATACCCTGTCTAAGGATTTAGAATGCCCAACGAGAATCACCCTGACCTATTCATCGAAGTGTTCGAGCATATAGCTGCCGAGCACGCGGCGGCGAAAACAGAAGACAAGGACATTCTGAAGTTTTTTGGCCGCCAATTATACAACGCCATGCAAACTTCGGCGCTGTATTCGCTTTCCCGTGGGTTGGACGAGATTTCCGAAGCGCGAGACCTGTCTACTTGGGGTGCGTTCCGAGAACGCCTCAAGGCCAACACCCAGGCAATCTTCAATCACGGTGACGGCGGCGTTGAAAAAGCCGTTGTGGTTCTGACAACGACAACCTATGCCGCGTCCGACACGCCTGAGATCACTTCCGACGCCTTGATGCTGCTGATCCGAGGCGACGAGAAAATATTCGGTGTGGCGGCGGCGATCAATCGCGGCTCGGAAACGATCAACTTCCTTCCCCTGATGACCCTCGATCCGGCAAACGTCGAGCCGACGGTGATGGCGGCGTGGTGCTTGACGAACCAAGAGCCGATCGACCCCGACACCATCAACGCGCTCGGCGCGATGTACCTTGGAGTGCTCGGCTATCTCGACGAGAGACTCGTGGCGGATCGAGACACCGGGGCAGGGTATGGTGACAACGTCAAGTGCCTCTCCTTAGTGCATCCGGAGATGTTGTTCGGCCCTCCAGAGTGGCTGAAGGACTAGTCTCTGAAGCGCCGCCGCGAGGCGGCGTTTTGCTGTGCGGTAAGCGTTGACAGATGGCGCCGATGGTTCTAATCCTGACGTGACGACGTAGGAGGGTACATGGCGAAGCAATATCAGATCACCGACGAGGACGTGGAGGTCATCCGGGTCTATCGGACAAAGACCGGCCGCATGGTGGTGCAGCAGGCCTATGACTCGTTCACGCCCTTTGAGGCGCCCGGCCTGCTCGCCGAGGTGGCTCTGGTCATCGCCAAGAGCGTGTTGGACTCCGTCGATACACCCAACAAGGCACGGCCCAACGTGGCGGGCTATCAACTCCTCAATGAAGCGGCCAACTTCATTGTTGAGGAGAACACAGACCCCGAGGCGTTTGTCGATATCTTAGGTGCTGCGGAGTTCCTGGGAGACGACTTCGACGACGACACGGGTATGGGTCATCCTGGCGCGCTGATGCTGCCGGAAGAAGTCTACAACCCTGGCGCCGACGCGATCCAGACGCTATCGATTTGGATGATCCCTAAGATCGAGGAGTGCGACGGCTGCGGCGGCTCCCACCCGGAAGAGTTGCTGATCAACCAGAACATCACCCGCTATACCCCGGAACAGTGGGGTAAGGTGATCTCAGTGCTGACGATGCAACTCGCCGAAGCGTACGAAGCTCGCGCGGAAAACCCCGTCCCCCTAGAGGCGGCGCGCGACCGGATCACCGCCAGCTATACCGAAGGGTTCATCCGCTTCAACCACGCCGACCCTGGCGCGCGGCACTGATGCTGCGCTGTCAAGAATGCCCGAAGACCGAGGTCGACCCGACCTTCCAGTTCGCGAGCGGACGCCCGGCGCTCGGGCCAGCCTACTGGAACGACACCGGGGTGTTCTGCGGCGCAGCCTGTTCCACCCAGCACACGTTGCGTCGGATCGCCGACGGGACATTCGACCCGAAGCCGCCCATGGCGCCGCCGGGCATGGCGAGGATATAAGATGACCGAGTTCAAAGCAGGTGGTGACGTCGTCGGGAAAGGGTTCGGGTCCATATTCGTGACACGACGGGCGGGTGAAATCGCCAATCCCCAGGCGACGTTCGAGAGCATCGTCGACTGGATGGAGGCGATGATCCGCACCCGTAACTGCCCTGGCCTGATCGTCGGGCTGAGCGGCACCGACTCCATCCTCACCTTCCTGATCTGCGCGGAAGCGTTGAAGCGGGTCGGCAAGCAGGATCGCTTGATGGGGGTCCACTTCGGCGGACTGTGGCCGGCGACCGACATGACGGAGATGAACGCCAATCTGGCGCTGGAGCGGAGCCCGAGCTTCCGCTACTTCGGCCGGCTGATCATGCCCTGGCTGAGCGGGTGGGCGCCGAAGGCGACGCTGACCATCGACAACACGCCCGGCGTCAAGGACGACGACTACATGCGCTGGGCCTCGCTGTTCCGCCGCGCTCTCAATGGGGCGGACGCGCGGGACGCGCTTGAACCTGGATCGAACTACTGGGTGGTAGGCACGCGGAACGCGACCGAAGATGTGCTTGGCACCTACAGCGTACTCTCGACCCCGGTGTCGGTGCAGCCGATCATCCAGCTTTGGAAGAGCGATGTGCTGACGCTGTGCCGCCACCTAGGTGTGCCGCAGATCGCTATCGACAACTCCCGGCAGGTCGACTGCGACTGCGGGCGGTTCGACCTCGCGGCGGATCACATCGAAGATGTCGACGACATCATCCGCGCCAGGGTTGGCTTGCCGTCGCCACCGCTGACGATAGACGCGGAGACCAGGGTGAAGCTGCTCACGTTCGTGGAAGAACAAATCCAGGACAACTATTTCAAACGGATGATCCCGTTCAAGCCAACCACCTACAATGGCGTGGAGCGCATAGGGCGATGATACCGCGCGCTCCGTGTGATCCTGCCGAAGTCGTCGAGACGTACAAACGGCTCGGGACTCAGCAGAAGACAGCGCTCGCGCTCAATTTAACACAAAACGCAGTCTCGCGGATTTTGGCAAAACACGCTCCTCAGGATGTGCATCCTCCTGGGCGCCGTGAAGGCTCAGGTAGGAACCCTCCTGGAGGGCCTGCCGAAGTCGTCGAGACGTACAAACGGCTTGGGACTCAGCAGAAGACCGCGCTCGCGCTCAATTTAACGCAACCCCGAGTCTCACTGATTTTGGCGAAACACGCTCCTCAGGATGTGCATCCTCGTGGGCGCCGTAAAGGTCAGAAAAGCCCGCATGGTTCGTCAGCCAGGAGCACCCTTGTAGGGACCCCAGCCGAAATCATGGAGACATACAAACGGCTGGGGTCACAAGCAGCCACCGCGAAGGTTCACAAAACCAGTCAAGCCACGATCTCGCATATCCTGGCGTACAACTACCCTGAATACGCGAGATCAGTGGGGAGGCCGAAGAGGACAGACGACCGGGAAATCTTGGATCATTACCGGGAGTCTCACTCTGTTTGGAAGACGGGTGCGGCTTTTGGCTGTAGCCATGAACACGTTCGCACGCTCGTACACAGACTCGAACCGGAACTGATTGGTAAACGACCCATCGACCTAGTCATTGATGAAGTCATCAGTCTATATGCAACGGACATGAACACTCGTCAGATAGCGGAGCGTTTCGGTGTTCATAGGGATACTGTAACTAGGGTTATTGCACAACACGCTCGTCATCTTATGGGCACTAAGCGTACAACTAGGGCTACACCGAAAATCGATCACGCGGAGATGCTCGCGCTGTACGAAAGTGGTGAATCTTCTATAGCACTGTCGCGAAGGTACGGGGTAGTTCCGAGCGCAATTCTAATGGTGATCAAGCGTAAGGCGCCTCACCTCATGAAGGGTGGTGGGAAGCGTTGCGACCATGCCGAGGTGATCCGCCTACTCGAATGTGGTTTCTCTCAGTTGGAGGTCGCGAAAGAGATGGGTGTGTCGCCGACCACGGTCCGCAACATTCGCATCAAAGAAGCACCGCATCTCAGTCGAAAGAGCACACGACGATGATCAAGAACTGTCCGATCTGTGGCGACGAGGGCGTCTACCACCTCCATTCGGAGATGCCGGACTCCCACATCTGTGGCTGCATCGATCCCGACTGCATCGCCCACCAACTGGCCTACGACTTCAACTCGAAGGAGGCGGCGGTCGCGGCCTGGAACACCAGGGCGGCGATCGACCGCGTCACCGTGGCGCGCCACCTCGCGCCGGCGGCGTGGGAGGAGATCGACGCGCGCCGCAAGAAGTGGCAGGACCCGGATCACGTCGCAAAGTACGAGGCGGCAATGAAAGGGCGCGGGCTCGTCCCGAGCAACTGGGAGAAGCTCTACGAACGGTTGGCGGGTCCCTCGCTCAAGCGGGCGGACGACCTGATCGCGATCCTCGGAGGAGCGCCGGCCGCATGATCGACCTCGCGGAACCCTTGGTCGTGAAAGCGTTGGTGGACCTCTATCAGGGGGAATTGCCAATGAAAGAGATCGGGCCTCAACTAGGCCTGGAGGCGAGTCGCGCGGCGAAGTTGGTCCGTCGGCACGCTCCTGATCTCTATAGGGCGAAGCAGATCGCCGAACTCAGGGCGTTGGTTGGACCGCCGAAGGTGACGTGGACGGCGCCGATGCACCCACCGCCGGAGCCCCCAGATGGACAACGGTTCCGCCTGCCCGACAAGCACCCCATAAGGGCGCTGCACCAGCACGGGTGGTCGATAGAGAAGCTCAGCGAGACGTTCAACCTGCCGGTTAACCGTATCACCAGGATCGTCGGGCAACATACGACCGCGTCGGCGCTGTTAGACCGCCAGACGGTTCGCGCTAGAAGCCCGCGATACACACCACAACGCCGACGTCGTCGCGCCTCGAAAGGAACCACAGCATGACCATCCTGACAGACGATTTCGTCAGCACCGCGATCGCAAAGGCCCAACGCGGCGAGCGCATGAGTCCTGAGGAAGAGGCCGCCAACTACGGCTACGAACTGGGCTTCCGCGATGGTGTCAAAAATTACGGGGCGCCCGCCCTCGGGGGATTCACGGCTGCCGAGTTCAAGGCGGAAATCAAAGGGCTTTCGAACGCCGCCCTCCAAGGCGCCACGAAGCTCCTCGACGCCGGCACCGACCTCCTGGCGGGGGCGCTCGGCGTCCTCAGCGGCGTCCATGACGACCCCCAGGAAGAACACGTCAGCAAGTTCGACGCCGCGATCTTCCAGAAGATGGGCGAGAAGGCTCGCGGGGACGTCGGCTATCAGACCGGCGCATGGTGGCTCAGCGGTCTAGCAGCGGAAGACATGAAGCCGTACGTCGACGAAGGGATGATGGCGCAAGGCCACGGTGACGGGATCAACCTCTATAGGCTCACCCAGAACGGACGCGCGTACCTCGCCCGGCAAGGTCTCCCCTCGATCTCGCCGGCCGCCCACAACACACTGAGGCTGCTCCACTGCCGCACCGGCGGCGAAGACCCCAAGTGGACGAGGGGTCGTGGGTGGCACATCTCCGGAGTCCCCATGCCGGACACGCTGGACGAACTCGAACACGCGAAGCTGATCACCGGAGTGAAGCCGCGCCAGATCACCGACCTCGGTCTGCGCTACCTGGAAGGGATGCACTTTCGGTGACGCGCATGGATGCGGTGTTCAAAGCCTGCAAGGAATGCCCATGGGATTGGCTCTGCGAATCCAAGGAAGAGTGCGAGGCTCCGAACTTCGATCCCAACCCTGATGCACCTGAAGCGGGCATAGATGCCTGCGACCCCGATGCCGGCGTGGAGGAATACTAGATGCCCAACTACTACCACGGTGACGGCGAAGACGACGACGAAGAGTGGCCGACCGACGAGATCGTCATGAAGGCCGTCCATCGAGTCATCGCCGGCGACGACGACCTCACCGAAACCGAGCAACTGATGGGCTACGCCTGGGAGAAGGGCGCACAGACCGGACGAGAGCAAGGACTCACCGCTGGTCACGAACAAGGCTTCACGGCTGGACACGAGAAAGGCTTCGAGGCCGGCGTCGAGCTAGGGCTGGCGTTCGCGCAGAACATCTGGATGAAACGGGACAAGCCCACGTGATGCTGCCCGAAATCCTATCGAGCCTCGCCGCCGGCGCCGTGTTGCTGCTCGCATATGCGCGCGCTCGCTGATCCCTACACCAATGCAGATGATTCCGCGCAGCGGTTAAAGGGGTAGGAGGGGATTTTGGGGTTGCTCCGCATCAAAGCTGATGCGTTGAGGCGGCCGAGCCGGCTAATGCTTCATATATGAGGCATTATGCGGGCTAGTGACTTATATATGAGGCATTAAGGGGGTGTATGACTGATATGTAAGTCATCCGCTGCGGCCGGCACGCATATATGCGTGTGACCCAATAATGGGCTACTCCGGCCGAGTGGCCCGTTTTTGGGTCACCGTAATTCGTCACTTCTGGAGAGTTAGGCCGGCTGGAGCGGTTAAATCGTCAGGTCTGACGAGTTGTGCGGGCGACCGATCCGAAGACCAGCCGCCCTGGTCCCGACCCATCAAGACGTGGGGTTGAAATATCATCTCGGTGTAAGGGGTGTCAACCGTTTCGGTGTTTCTCCCGATGCGAACGTCTAGATGTCCGAAGGACCCGCCGGCGGAGCCGGACACGAGGAGCGAAGCTCCGAGTGTGATCGCCTAGACCGCCCAGGCATATATGCCCCCTAGACCAGATGTGATCTAGTGCCTTGGTGAGATGTCGGCCGGAGGCTGCTGGCGGAGCCAGTCACGAGACGCGGAGCGTCGAGTGATCGTAACATCACCGATGTTAGTGTGCAGGACGATGTTAGCGTCTACCGGTGATAGCCCTCAGGGAGCTTGCCGTCCTCGGGATCGCAGACCATGTCAGCGCCGGCCATGAAGTCGGGCTCAGCTTCATCCGTCATGAGGATCGCCATCGTGCGGTAGCGCCGGCGGGTGTAGCTGGGCAGACTCGTCCACGGCTGGCTGAAGTCCTCGTTCGAGCGGGGGTACTTCCTTTCGGAGAACACCCTGGCGCGGCTCTCGTAGATCGCGATCGCGGCGGCTTCCAGCGCGAGGAGGGCGGGACGGTTATCCATCAGAGGGCGTAGCTCTTCGACTTCCAGAAATCTTCGTACCCCTCCTGGTAGACCTCAGCGGCAGAGTCTTCCAGATGGTTGGCGTGGAACTTGGGGTCGTACGGCTCCAGGTCGTTCCAGCACTCGCGGGCGAAAATCCACCCGTCCTGGTAATGTTGGCTATCCATGGTCGACCTCGGGTGGCGCGGCGCGGACCAGCGCCGCCATCTTTTCGAACGTCTGCGCGAGCACCTCACGGCGTGCCGGCGACTTGGGCAACCAGAGCGTCACCGCACTCTTGTCGTCGTCGTGCAGCATCTCCGAGGAGTGCAGGGTGAGTTGCACCGCGCCGTAGCGAGCGCCGTCAGCCCCGATCTTCTCCACCAGGGTGGCGTCGTCGGTTAGCTCCTGGCTGTAGATGTTGACGCGCACGTTCAGGCCGGGACCCGACTAGGGTACGGTTGAGAGGAGACCTGCATGGCGTTCTCCAGAACCATCAGCGCCGCCGCATGGCGATAGAGTTGGCGAGTGCCCGCCTGAAGCGACAGCCACGGTGGGTTAGGGTGGCTGCCGATGTTGGCGGCGGAACTGCGCTCGGCGCTCTCGTAGAGCGTGACGGCGAGGGTCTCGATGGCGACGTGGTCGGTCACGCGCGTACCTTCCTATCTTCCTGGTCCTGCCGAGCCTCGGCGCGCGACAGCGTAGGTTCCGGAGGCTCCCAACCCTTTTTGAGGTCTCGCTGCGCCAACTTCCTTGTGAGTGAGTAATGACTCATGTCGTCGGTCAGACGTTCGGTGTTGATGACCTGAGATATTTTCCACAGCTTGCGCGCGGTTTCCCGATAAGCCTCACGGACCTTGGGCGGTAGGCCACCAAAGTCTTCTACCGAAAGGCTGTCCTCCTTATCAGGGTCCAGCATCCAACGGACCTGTGACGAAGCCCGTATGGTGCTGCGAGAGATGCCGTACTCGGCCTCGAACAGCCCCAGAGCGATTAGCTCTATACCTATGCGTTGAGGGTCATGTGCCATAAGGGCTCTCCTAAAGGAAATCCACATATGCCGAAGCTCGGCCGATGGTCAAGCCCAATCTGCCAGTATGGTTGACATGCAGTGCCAGGAAGGTTAACGTCTGCCCTCAACCTTTAGAGAAGCATGATGGCACGCATCACCCACGACAAGACGATCAACGGCAAGCCCGTCACCCACACCGAGTTCCTGAAGGAGGTGATCACCACCATCGACGAACTAGGCCCCGAGAACGCGAAGGTCGCGAACATCGCGTCGAAGTTCGGCGAGGAGTGGTGTACGCCGGCTGGCAAGAAGCTCCTCAGCCAGACCCTGGCGAACATGCTGGGTCGAGGTCACGTCGCCCTGGTGGACGGTAAGCCCGGTCTCTACCGGACCACGGCGAACGTCAAGCGGAACGGGGTGAACCGCTTCGATGCAGACGAAGAAGCCATCCTCACGGTGATCCGAGATCACGGCGGCTTCTGCCGTTTCCGCGACATCATGGAAGCGTTCGGAATGAGGGCAGTCGGTGAGGACGCAAAGGACATCACGTTCCAACCTCTATACGTCCGGCTGATTGAGGTACTGCGTGAGAGCAAGCGCATCCGGCAGGACTTCATCCAACGCGGCATCTACAACGTGCCGTGGGCGGAGATGCAGGGGCTGCCGGTGCGCGGACTCTGGGCCTCCATGATGATCAAGGTCACCTGGAGCGAACTCCGCCAGACCTGGGACATGCCGGCGACGGACGATGAAGGCCGCCCCGGCTGGTACAAGCTGCGCGAGGAGTTCTTCACCAACGTCCACCTCGCCTTCGAACGCCTCCGCACCACGGCGCAGATGACGGTCGACGAGCTTCTCGACGAGAGGGTGATGCGTCTGGCGATCGCGGACTTCGAACGCGCGGCGCCTACGGTGCTCAGCGTCATCTACGACGAGTGGCGTGCATACACCGACGAGGAAATCGAACGCCGTGACGCCGCCTATGCCCTGGCGGTGGCGCAGATGGAGGCGGGTGGTGGATCGGCGCACGACCTGAGCCGCCTCCAGGTCGAGCATCAGGCCGACATCGACATCTACAGGGATGCCCGTCAGCAGGAGTTGGACCTGAAGCGGCCGATCTGGCTCTACAAGAAGTTCGAGAAGGGTGACGTCACCGCGCACTGCCGCGCGCCGCTCTCCCTCTATACCGCGATGGCGGAGGTGTTCGGACTGTGTCCCGCGTCGTTGAGCCGGGGGATGATCGCGCTGCTGCCGTATGAGCAGAAGGTCGTGCCGCGTAAGACCCGCCGGCCGCAGCGGGAAATCGAGGATGCGCAGATCGAGGTTGATCTGGCGATCGAGCGCACCCAGGCGTGGCTCGAAGAAGAAGCCCTGGACCCGTTCGACGTCGCCGAGACTGAGTATGACGATGGACGGCCCCTGCCGGTGCGTCCCACGCATTAACTCTCAAGGATGCCCTAAGTGGCCGGCAGTGTTTGAGGGCGAAATGAGAGCGAACCCTTCAGGCGCTGCCGGCCTCCTCTATAGGGCAATCTAAGGAGCCGTATGAGGGTAGACATGAGAGGATGCGTTGTGGGGCCTATTACCTATAGGGAACTAAGGAGCGCTATAAGAGTAATAATTAAAGCATCACCCCGTCTCTCTTATATCTACTCTTATATGACTCTTTAGTTCCACCTTATTGGGGTATAGAGATTAGAGAGTCTTATAATAGTGCTCCATATATTACCCTCATAGCGCTCCTTAGTTTGCAGTAGAGAATAGGCCGGCTGAGAAATCACCTCTGGCGGCTCTCGCCAATCCAAGCCACCTCCGACGGGGCCGCGATGCGGTGGTCAGCGGCGATCCTTATTCGCTGTGAGGGTCAAATTCGCTGCGCAGCAAATAAGGCCTCTTGACCGAATATCACCCTGGCGCTACTGCCAAGATGGCTGACCCTATATGCTGGGAATCTTGACATCCGGGCCAGGGCATGACAGAGATCGACATGGTTAACGCGGCGCAGTGTGCGTCTCGGCCCTGCGTATGGTCTCATGGCTCTCGCCCACCAAGCTTATCTGCGCGATGTCCCTGAGGGGGATGCGCGGCCCGATCCACTCTCCCTCGCCGTTGTCGCGCGGGCGACCACCGCCCGTCTTGACGAGATCAAGGCTTGGCTGACCCCGCGTCTGCCGACGCTCGATGAAGATCAGATCAAGTTCGCCCTGGCGACCGCGATCAAGGCCGGCGGGGCTGATGGCTTCCGCGCCTCAGTTCATCTCCGCGAACAGTTCAAGTGGCCGGTCGACATGGACCTGTGCTGCTACGTCCGCGACACCTGCAACGCCCTGGCGTTCGCGCTGCGTGTCGAGACCCGCATCTGGGCCGTGCGCGCGGGGCTCCGTTTCCCCGCCAAGTCCAACGACGCCATCGAATGGATCGAAGAGAGCGGCCGGCGCCTCGCCGGCAAGGTTGTCTCGGTCGATGACAGCTACGCCGCTGCGATCGTTCAAGCGGCTGACGGCCTGATCAAGGCTGGACCCCCGCGTCGGGTGTTCGCTGAGTCCGTCGTCGCCAACACCACCACCGGTGACTACGCCATCTATCAGATCGGCGCGACCAACAACAAGCCGAGCAACTAGATGACCCTGTTCGTTGACACCCTCGTCAACCGTCAATCCACGCCCACGCGGCGCGGCCAATCCCTCGCATCTCGGCGGCTGTACGCCCAACGCTTGGCGCAAGACCGCGCCGACCGTGCGGCGGTCGATGTCTCCTCCTGGGGTGGTCCGGTCTTCCTGCTTGACCAAGCCCTGGACGACTTCGACGAGACCGATCTGACGCTGATCGCCGCACGCGCTTCGAAGGTGCGGGAAGAAGAGATCGCGTGAGGATTCTCGGCGTCGATCCGGGTATCGGCGGCGCCCTGGCGCTGATCGATACCGAGGCCCTCACCCTGGCGATCACCGACATGCCGGTGGAAGCCTCAACGAAGGGGCGTAACCTCGCCTCCCCGTCGGGTCTCGCGGCCTGCTTCCACGCCTGCGGCGCTGATCACCTCTTCCTGGAAGAGGTCGGTGTCCGTCCTGGCGAAGGTGCAGTGGGTGCTTTCAGCTTCGGGCGCGGTTACGGCCGGATCGAAGGCGTCGCGGCCGGCTCCATCGTCTCGCTCTGGCCCGTGAAGCCGCAACTCTGGAAGAGCACGTTGCACGTGCCGGCCGACAAGACCCAAGCCGTCACCCGCGCCAAGCAACTGTTCCCCGTGGCGGTCAAGGCCTTCGAAGGTCCGCGCGGCGGGCTCAAGGATGGTCGGGCCGAGGCCGCGATGATCGCCTTCTACGGCTGCCTGAAGTTGCAGGCCGTGCCGTCCAAGCCCCTAACGCTGGTGGAGTTCCCGAGTTGAGCCTGCGTCGTAAGAGTTTCCAGTACACCCAGGCTGTCGCCCGCCGCGCCCGGTCCGTTCCGCTCTCCACCTGGGTCCGCACCCGGAGCGGGATGCTGCCGTCGGAGACCGAGTACGGGATGACCGCTGACCATCTGATCGATGATCCGCGCGAGCCCTATGTCATGCCGACCGGCCTGCTCGACAGCCGGGGCGTCATGCTTCTGCGTATCACCGTTCCGATCAAGGTGGCGATGGGCTTCGAGTTCCCTGCCAAGGACGAAGAACCCGACGTCGTCGAGACCATCCTGCCCGAGGACTATCTGAGCGTCAGCGACATCGGGATCGGCACTGCCTGGATCGATTACCGTGACGTCGAGCCCGAGGCCGAACCGACGATTGAAGAGATCGTCCGCGCGGCGCTCGAACATGCCGACGGCGATCCTGAACTCGCCAAGGCCATGCTGCTCGAACACGGCATCGAAGCTGAGTTCACCATCGAGCCGAAGCCCGAAGAGGGAGACGCGGGATGACCCCAAAGCAGGCGAAGGAACTGCGCTTGCTGCGCGCTGAGATCGCTACCCTGCAAGGCCGACAGACGATGACGATGGACTGCTTCGAATCGCACCAATCTTCAGTCATCGCCCTGGTCGGCCAACACGCCAATCCCGAACTTATTGAAGAACATCGCGACAAGGCGACGTTCTACTACGAATCGTTCCTCGATCTGACTATCCACATCGGCAAGCTTATCAAGAAGACTGTCGATCTCGCCAAGTGAACCACATATGACTACCGCAACTCCCACCGCGCGCCTCGCGAATGACCGGAACGAGCTTTACGCTCGGCACCGCGCCAAGGGGATGATCCCTGCCAAGGCTGCCGTCGCCGCAGGCTACGCCGCCGGCACCTCCACCAAGCACCTGGAGGAAGACGCCGACATCATGGCGCGGATCGCCAGCCTGATGGAAGAGACCGCGCACCAGCGTGCGCAGCAACGTGCCGCCGCGATGGAAGCCGCCAAGGTGGTGGGCCAGATGACCGGCGTCACCCGCGCCTGGGTCATCACCAAGCTCGCCGAGAACGCGCAGAACGCTGCCAACGATGGGCAGTACAAGGAATCAAACGCCGCGCTGCAACTGATCGGCCAGGACTTCGGGATGTTCTCCGGCGGCTCCGACGAGGAGACCGGCAACACCGTGCCGCAGACCTTCGACATGGACAAGCTGTCGGGCCTGCTGACCAACGCCACCGACGCTCTGCCGATCGCCGACCTCACCGTCATGGAGAAGGCGCGCGAGTTCGGTGAGGAAACCGCGCTCATGTTGATCGAAGGTCAGGTCAAGCCCAAGCGCCTGGACAAGGAGCGCACGCTGTCGACGGGGTCGGAGACCGACATCGCCATGATGCCCGACTCGATGCTCGACCAGCATGAGGATGAACCGCTCGACGAAGAGCTTCCTGACGAAGCGGAAGACTTCTCGTAATGTCCGAATATTCCCAGATCGAGCGCGCCAAGGCCCGCTCCTCCATCAAGCGCCTGAACGACCTCGCCGGTGAAGCCACCCGCGCGGCCGAACGTGGTCTGATCCTGCCGCCGGCCACCGAGAAGGGGATCATCCAGATCACCGGAGCCTCGGAGCGCAGCGCCCAGGTCGACGCGTTGAGCGGCCTCGCCGAACAACTGCTGAAGCGCCACCTGGAGCAACTGCTGCCGCTGGCGCGCAACGAGTTCAACGCCTTCTGCGAGTACGTCTCCTCCGATGAACCGCCGGCCTCGCCGTGGCACATCTGGCTGACCAACAAGCTGCAAGAGATCGAGTTCAACTCCGAGCTTGACCGCTTCATCCTGAACGTTCCGCCCGGCCACGCCAAGCCGCTGCATATCGATACGCCCGTGCTGATGGGCGACGGAACCTGGAAGCGCCTCGCCGATGTTCGCGCCGGCGAGAAGGTCATCTCCCACACCGGCGCCGCACGCCGTGTCACTGCTGTCCACGAGCAGGGCGAACTCCCTCTGCTGAAGATCACCACCGCCAGGGGCCGGGTGATCAACTCCGCCTACGACCACCCCTTCATGGTCGACGGCGGCTGGACCAACGCGGAAGACCTGCGGCCGGGTGACAAGCTGACCGTGGTGAATGGCGCACCGACCGAAGACTTCAGCGGACAGACCGACGACATGTTCGCCCTCATGGCGTACTTCTCGTCGCGGGGCAGTCCCGCGAAGTTCAAGACTGAGTCCAGCGGCGGTGACGAATACCGCGTGTGGCTGAAGGACATCCGGCTCCTCATGGACATCCAAGCGCGCTTGGATCGCTTGGGGATTGATCACGCCTCGCGTTGGTCTGGTCCTAACACTTCCTACCTCCTGCGTCTGCGCGGACCGAAGCAACACGAGTGTGCCACGCTCATGCAGTTGCACCACAGGGCTGCGGACCGTCGTATCCCTGACTGGGTGTATCTCGGCTCAGACGACAGGGTGAAGACCTACCTCTCCACCTTCCTCCTGCTACGTGGTTTCTCGCGAACGATCTATGCCCGGCCGACGGTGGACGTGTGTGTTCTGAATCCCGATTTCGCCCGAGACCTGCAACGCCTCTACACCCGGATTGGGATCAACAGCCAGATCATTCACCGGCCGAAGCGGGTGATCGTCCGCGTCGAGGGACATGCTGTCGAAGCACTCCTTCAGGCAGGAGTCACGTTTTCCGGATACGCTCACCCGACCTCCATCGCCAAGCGCGTTCGCTATGCCAAGCGCAACAAGATCGTCGACACCGCGCTCTCCGATTCCGTGGTGTCGGTGGAGCCGGCCGACGCCGGTCCGTGCCGCTGCCTGACCGTCGAAACCGACCAGACCTTCCTCGCCGACGGCGTGGTGGTTCACAACTCGACCTACGCCTCGCGCCTGTTCGTCGCCTGGAGGATGGGCCGCAATCCTAAGATGAAGACCATCGGCGGCGGCCACAGCCAGCGGTTCGTCGAGAACGAGTTCTCCAAGAAGATTCGAAACCTCGTCGGCTCGCCCGACTTCCGCCGCGTCTTCCCCGATGTGGTGATCGACTACTCCACCCGAGCCGCTGACCAATGGGCGCTCGCCGGCACCGGGGGACAGTACGTCGCCAAGGGTGTGGGTCAGGCCGTCCACGGTTTTCGCGCCAACTTCGCCTGCGTCGATGACCCCTACGCCAAGATCGAAGAAGCCGAATCTCCCGTCCAGCGGGAGAAGGTCAACACGTGGTTCGTCGGCGACATCGGCTCTCGTATGCTGCCCGGCGGCAAGCAGTTCCTGATCATGACTCGCTTCCACGAGGAAGACCTGACGGGTCACCTCATGGAGATGAACAAGCGTCTGCCGGCCTACGCGCAGTGGATGCAGGTTGAGGCGCCGGCGCTCTGCATCGACCCCGACACCGACATCCTCGGCCGCAAGCTGGGGGAGGTGCTTTGGGACTATTACGACCTCAGCTACTTCGTCGCCAAGAAGACCGAATGGAGCTTCCAACGCTTCTCCCTGGTCTATCAGCAGAACCCGTCGGCGATGTCGGATAGCAACGTTTCGGGGCAATTTGTGCCCTACGACGTGCTGCCCCACCACACCCCGGAAGCGATCAAGAAGGCCCGTGAGGCGGAGCAGTTCGACGACGCCGGCCGCCCGCAGCCCGACCGTCGCGAGTATTTCCGCCGCGTGATCCTGTCGGTGGATACCGCCTCGAAGACCAACGAACGCGCCGACTACACGGTCATCCAGACCTGGGGCCAGAGCCACGACAACCGCTACTACCTGATGCGCCAGACGCGGATCAAGGTGGAGATCAACGCGATGATCGAGGCGATCGAGAAGCAGGCGCGCAAGGACAAGGTCGACGCGATCCTGGTCGAAGACAAGGGCCAGGGGACCGCCTACATCCAAGCGCGCGGCAAGACCGAAAGCCAACGTCGTCTCGCGCCGGCCCCCATCATCCCCATCGACCCGAAGGGCCAATCGAAGGAGTTCCGCTTCGACGAAGTGTCTCCGATGATCGCCAGCGGCGAGGTATATGTGCCGCAGAAGGCACCGTGGTTGGACGCCTTCATCAAGGAAGTCGGACAGTTCCCCGAAGGCGCACACGATGACCAAGTCGACGCCATGTCCCAGGCCCTGAGGTACTTCAAGAGCACCCGCACGCGGTATGGCTCGAAGAAGATCACCAGCTTCGGTTAGACTCAAAGGTCCGGGGGTAGTGCCTCCGGACCTCCTTGAGCGGCCATACCCTCCGAAAATAGAGAGTTCTCGAAGAGTACCCCTAAGGGTAAGGCTCCACGGCGCTGGTCCGCCGGAAGTTTGGTTAATAGCCACCTACGCATACGCAAGTGTTGCCAGAGGAAACCCCTCTCGTAGAGTCCATAAAATGGGGAGTCGAGGACGGTAACCTTAACAGCCACTTAGCGGTCTGACGCGGATTAACCTTAACAGCCATACCCAGGCCATACCCGGTATGACCGCCGGGGACCCATCTGGATTCATCTTTTCGACCTCGCCGGCCAACCAGGGGGACCCATCTCGATTCATCTTTTCGAGGGGGGACCCAGATCGATTCATCCTTCGAACCGGGACCCAATCGGATTCATCTTTTCGACCTCCGGGGACCCTTCCGATTCATCTTTTCGATCCAACCCAAAATCCAAAATCCATCGCGCCGGCCGCCACGCTCTGCGCTAAAGTCACCGATCGCTTACACCGAGAGATGTCACCTATAGATGACACGAGGCGCCGGCCGACCCACCTCCCCTGCCCCGCAGGAACCGGCAGAAAGATCGGCAAGCCTCATGGTTAATCTACCCCGGAACGCCCTCCAGGCCTAGCTCTGAGGGCTACACCAAACCGGCAAACCAACCGGCACAAGGACGCCCGAGCCCGCCCTGACCGCCGCGCCGGCGCTGCCTAGAGTCACCCTTGGTCACAACCGTGACAACCCCATCTGCCTCCCGATTTCCTCAATGATTTCAATAACCTGAGGAGTCACGTTTGACGCAACCCGGCATATCCAAATCGACGCCTGGAGTCACGTTTGACGGTTTCTTCAATGATTTCAATGGGCGTCCTGTGTCCTGGGACAGCCCGAGGTCCCGCCGACCTCCAGCCCAGGACCCGACCCGACCGAGTGTCACACCTGGATCGGCTGCAACATTTTGCCCCTCAAGTCAACCCCTCCTAGTTGCGACCGGTTCTGAGTCAGAGATGATACCAACGGTGACTCGGCGGCCTTGAAACAAGCTGCCGGCCGTGGCGCCCAGGACACGCTTGCCCTGCCGCCCACCCACGCTTAAGCTCCCCAGATGCTAGTCCTGATCCGCATCGCCGAGGCCGCGATCTACATCCTGCTGCTGCTGATCGGCGCCAGAGGCCTGATGCAGTCCACCGCCGGCGACCTGACCTTCGCTGGCCTCTGCCTGCCGTTGATGGTCGCCTTCTCCTGGCGCCTCCGCGCGGCCGGCGTCTTCGACCGCCCCCGCGATTAGACGCTCGACCGTTTTGA